GGCTGGACTAGCGTCTCTACGCTTTATCAACGTAGAAGCGCCAGGACCCCAGTCAGGAGCTGAGAAGAACTCATCGGCACTAAAATCGCCAAGGATCTTTGAAATTTTTCGAATGACTGCGTTATGCAGCCAAACGACAGGACCGGAGAATTTACGGTCCTGCTCCAAAGCCCGAAAGCGAATATTAGTTTGCTTACACAAAATCTCAAATTCTTGAAATTTTGTTAGGGCTACTTCGTCCAGATCATTGCTAAGGGTCAAACCCTTATACTTTGATAAGAACTTAGTAGCTGCGTAAGCGTCTCGACACTCCACCATATTTCTATAGTGGTGTGGATTGAATTCAAGCTTCGATAGTTGATCATGCTCTCCCTCACGGAAGAGAATGGCAACTGTCAACGCTCGAGGACAATCAAGAGCCGATAAGAACTCCTCAGCCACCAAGGGAACAATCTCCTTGGCGACGCGAAAGCTGGAAAGTCCTTGAAGGAACTTTCCACCATACTTCTTAGAAGACATGGTGTATTCTCCTAGAGAACGTGCTTCGGGTCGTCTACTTGTTAGTAGACGTTTTCGAAGGTCGTCACCGCGGCCTTGAGCGGCGAACCCGTTGTGTCACTGGGTACGCTGTCAGAGGCCGCAATGGCGTCCATGAACAACGAAGACGCCTGGCTGAACAGTTTCTGCCGTTCAGCAAGCGTGCTCCGTTCCGGAAGCATGAACTCCATGACGCACGAGCAATCGTACGCCTTCGTTGGCGCCGGCTGAATACCGGTCATCGTCGAAGGGGACGTTTGTTCGAGAGTCGGGAGAACCAGCTTCACCGTGACTTTGTAGATGCGGCTCGCCTTGGTAGGCGGACGCACCGACATTGTCAAGGCCGGGTAACCGATGGCGATTCCGCCAACTCGGTCAACCCACTTCGCGACACCTTGGGAATTGATCCCCTCGGGGCTCAAAGTCGAGTCGACACCAATCGCCGCGTCTGTCGTTAAACGCAACAGAGCGTGGTTGATGATGCCGCTCACCTTCACTGCCGCAATAGCGGACATTTGAAGACTCCTTGTTTAAAACGTGGAAGCCATTTCCTCACTTCTTTCCGAATACGCTCACGACTAAAGCGACAGCGTTAGCTGCTCGCATAACACTAGACAAGCCATTTCGAGGAGGAAGTAATTTCTGTGTCGGGAAAGCAGAAAGCTTAACCCGATTCAGAAGTACTTCTTCTCGTATGTATCTTGCCTGGTGCGTATAGTCTTGGGCGAACATATTCGTGCCGAAGTTAATGGCAGAGGATGTCCATCTTCGAGAGTAGTTCGTTTCGGAACCGTCCAAAAAGGCTAACCCGTCCCAGACCGTTAAGGTCTCGAGCCAGGGGCCAATAGGAAGGAACCAATCGGCTACAAACGAGAAGGGCAGTAATTCCCAACCGAGGTTAATTGGGTTTGTAAAACCCGTCTGCGCCATGAAAGCTTGCAAGGGAGACGCCACCCTGAACCGAAGCACAAACTTGGTTTTCGTTTGCTGATAAACAGTATGTTTACCGGCATTCGGAACCCCTGTTGTATGCATCGGAAAGGTGGAATCATCTTGCGACTCGCATGTAGCAGACGCAGTGACCCGCTGGATTTGTGTGTCGCCAAAATTTAACTTGGCTAACGCACGAAGCGATCCGTCAATACTTTGCATCAATGGTTTCCAGCCGTACTGAAGCTCCAGCCAGTTATTGGCTGTTGATTCACCACGTCTAGGACCAGTAGTGCCGTACTTCGGTCGTTTCCCGTTCCAGAGCTCCTCGATAGCTTTAGGAAAGTTTCCTTTCTTAAGCGCGAGGGCAGATCTGCGCATCCTGTTAGCTGTGTTAGCTATTAGGTCGCAAGTCTTACCAATCTGGGCGACGTCCTGCGCGAGATTTGCTGTCATCTCGGCATTAGCCGCTTCAATCAGTCTCTGGAGCGCCTTATTCCTCGATAACGGTAAATGACCCGATATCGCTGCGGGAGGGCCGTATTTGAGCGTAAACAAGTTGAATTCGTTGTAGAATATTTGCGTGGATGGAATCCACGTATAATACGCTCCAGCGTTCTCATGTATACGCGTGAGTTGCACAGAATGCGGATTAACCGGACGCTGTGCAGGCTTCAACTTCCCAAAACCAGGGGTTCTCACACCAGTGTAAGTACGAACGTATTGATTGTAACTAGCGGTACTGGGTATTTTAAAATACCCACCGTTATTACCCTCAACGAACGTAATTACGCCACGTGGGATTACTTCTGGGCTGGGTCGCGGAGGCCGAGACTCAGGAACAAATGGGCCCTTCGAATGGGATTTCATCCCATTTCGCACTCCC